ATCTTTAAGAAAGTATCTACTCGGTATGAGATGCCAGATGGATCTAAGGTCTTTGGTAAGAACATTCTTGAAGACCCCGAGAAGTACTATACAGATGAAGTACTGAAGGCTATTGATGAAGCTGCAAAGAAGGAGTTTAGTTATGGAGCATCCGGACCCGAAGAATCACTTGAGGTGGAGTCTGGCGAAGAGTAGTCTTCGCATTCTAGCTGGCGCTGTCCTTGTTGGACAGTATGTAGTAATGGCTGGCTTATTGTTGATTGTTGCTGAAATTTTGGGTATAGTAGAAGAAATTGTATGATTGAAAATTATATTATCTCTGCATTAGTTCAAGAAGGGGAGTTTGCCAGAAAGACTCTTCCATTCCTGAAGAAAGATTACTTTTCTGATGAAGGTCAGAAGGTTGTCTTTGAGCTTGTTAGGCAATTTGTAGAGAAATATAATAAGACACCTAATAAGGCCGTCCTTAGTGTCGACCTCGATGAACTCAAAGGCTTGAACCAGACCACCTACGAACAAGCCAAGGAGTGTATCAAACTAATAGGAATGAATCCAACAGTCGACGAACAGTGGCTGTTAGACAATACTGAGAAGTTTTGTCAGGATAAGGCAATCTATAATGCCATTATGGATTCAATCAAGATTATGGATGATAAGAAAGAGCAGCAAAGTAGAGGTGCAATACCGAAACTACTTTCCGATGCTCTTGGTGTGTCATTTGACCAAAACATTGGCCATGACTTCCTAGAAGACTCTAATAGTCGGTTTGATAACTACCATAAGAAAGAGAAGAGAATTCCTTTCGATATTGAGTTCTTGAATAAGATTACTAAGGGCGGCCTTCCTCGTAAGACCCTAAACATTATCTTGGCTGGTACTGGTGTTGGTAAGTCGTTGGCGATGTGCCATATGGCTGCCCACAACCTATCCTCTGGCCAGAATGTTCTATACATTACGATGGAAATGGCTGAAGAGAAGATTGCTGAAAGAATTGATGCTAATCTTCTAGATGTTACTCTAGATGAGCTTGCTGTCCTTACTAAGGAAGCCTATCAGAAGAAGATTGATAGGTTTAGAAATAAGACTACTGGTAAGCTAATCATTAAAGAGTATCCTACTGCGTCTGCCGGTAGTGCAAACTTTAGACATCTACTAAATGAATTAAGATTGAAGAGAAACTTCAAGCCTGATATCATCTATATCGACTATCTGAATATTTGTAGTTCTTCTAGATTGAAGGCTGGTGCCAATGTCAACTCTTATACCTATGTCAAAGCTATTGCTGAAGAGTTAAGAGGACTTGGAGTAGAGTTTGATGTTCCTATTGTCTCTGCTACCCAGACGAATAGAACTGGATATACTAACACCGATGTTGGCCTAGAAGATACCTCTGAGTCGTTTGGTCTTCCTGCTACTGCTGATATTATGATTGCTCTTATCGCTACTGAAGAGTTAGATAAGCTAAACCAGATTATGGTTAAGCAGTTGAAGAATCGTTATAGTGACCCAACTAAGTTTAAGAGATTTGTTGTTGGAGTGGATAAGGCCAAGATGAAGCTCTATGATGTGGAAGGTAGTGCCCAGCATAACATTATGGATGCTCCTGGTTCCCACTACAGTACGGAGTTCGAACCCTCCAGAACTGCAGAGAAATTTGGTAAGTTTGATTTTAGTATGTAAATCAACAAGTTACGTGTCCTTATAAATCAAGGGGTTATAACTCCCTGATTCTCAGTGTTGTCTTTCCTACGGATTCGCGTATAGTGGACGCATATGTTGAACACTAAGCTTAACGAAAAGTCTGCGCTTGCTCGATTGCTGGCGACCGAGAATCTCTCCGTTCAGTACTCGCCCAAGTACCCCACAGCGTTCTTCGATCTGAAGAACCGAACGATTCATATTCCTCTAATCCCAAATCTCGATGAAGACCTTCTCGACCTCTTTGAGGGTCATGAGGTTGGTCATGCTCGTGAGACTCCTGCCGAGGGGTTCCATTCTGCAATTCATGAGAATGGCGAGATCAATGATACATTGAAGAGCTATCTCAATGTTATCGAAGACATTCGCATTGAGCGTAAGATCAAAGCTGAGTATCCTGGCCTCCGTCGCTCGTTTGCCAATGCCTATAAGAAGCTCGTTGCCCAGAACTTCTTTGGCGAAGGCCTCCAGTCTCGAATCAACAAGATGGATTTCATCGACCGCCTTAATGTCGAGGCAAAGGTCGGCGCCCATGTTCTTGTTGATTTTGATGACGAGGAGAAGGCTCTTGTTGAGGAAGCGTACTCCCTAGAGACCTGGGACGAGGTTGTCGCGTTTGCCAAAAAGCTGATGGGACGACAGGGCAAGAAGAACAAGAAGCAGGAAGAGGGTGCTGCTAAGCCAAACCCTCAAAACAATCCGCTTGATGGTCAAAAGTCTGATTCATCTGATGGCGAGCGTTCTGATGAGAATAGCAGTTCAGAGGAAGGCAACTCCGGAGAAGACGAGGACCAGGAGAGCGATTCTTCAGACGGTGAGGATAATTCTGAAGAAAACAACAGTGACAATGTAGCGCCTTCTCAGACTGACCGCACCTTCCGTGAGAAGGAGAGCGAGATGTTTGCCAAGGCTAAGAAGCGGGACGGCTATAGCTATGATAGTGGTTCAGCCTCAATCACAATTGGCAAATACAATCTTGACGAGTATGTTGTCTCTGCAAGTAAGTTGTGTACTCTTGTTGATGCTGGTATCCGGGATATGTTCAATCGCTCTATTTTCTCGACAGCCTACAACGGCACGCATCACAAATTTCCGTTTAGTTCTTACGATCAGATGATTAATGCGATGCTGCTAGAGCATCGTAATGACAACATCTCGTATATCAACTTCTTGATTAAGGAGTTTGAGATGCGTAAGAATGCTCGTATATTGAACCGTGGTAAGGTCTCAAAGACTGGTAAGATTGATGTTGCGCGTCTACATAAGTATCGTCTCTCTGATGATATCTTCAAGCGCGTAATGAGCTTTCCTGAAGGCAAGAACCATGGTATGGTAATGTACATGGACCTCTCTGGTTCAATGTCGAGTGTGATCAGTGGAGTCTTTACTCAGGTTCTCATTCTTTCAGAGTTCTGTAAGAAGGTTAACATTCCGTTCCGAGTTTATGGATTTACAGATTCTGAGGTATCGCTAGGGTTCATCCGACAGCATGTTGTTCCGGGGTTTGGTCTAGTCCGTAGCGATGCCAAGCCTGGTACTTTCAAGATGAAATCCACCTTCCATTTGAAGGAGTACATCTCCAGCGAACTCAATGCTCGCGACTATAAGACTGCCTTCAATAACATTTTGTTGTTGAAAGCCTCGTACGAGGCATACAATACTATGTATAGCCGTAGTGGCTTTAAAAATCAAGAACAGCGAGCTCAAGCTGAGCTGATCCATTACGGTATTGATCTCAAGAATGTTGGCGAGGCGCTTTCTTCTACTCCGCTGAATGAAGCTGTTGTTCTCTCGCAGCAGATTAGTAATGAGTTTGTGGCAAAGTATAACATTGAGAACATGGTTAACATCTTCTTAACTGATGGTGAAGATGACCATGCTAACAACATTCGCTATCATGGCGAACGCGGTCAGTATAGTATGCACGATGGATATATTGAAGGATATATCAACCGCGATTGCAAGACTCCGAGTCTTATTACCCATAATAGCGGTACTCGGTATATCATTAGGCCTGGTGAGTGTAAAGCTGGCTTCTCGACCTACCATATGTTGAAGATGGCTCGTAAGGTAACTGGCGCTCGTTATATTGGTTACTACCTTGCTGATAGCACTTCGTTCCTCTATAATGCTGCTTCGCATGATGTTAGTTCTAACAATAACCTTAACTGGAAGATGCATCATAGTTTCTTAAAGTCCAAGTATCGTAAGAATAAGTTCCTACACTCAACGACGTATGGGTATAACGATTACTTCTACATCTCGAGCACTGGCACAATTAACGACATGGACGATGATGATCAGTGGTTTGATTCATTGAGAAGTGGTCCCAATGGTAATGTCACTGACCGAAACCTGACAAAAGGATTCATCAACAAGCAGACTAAGAAGCAGCTGAACCGAATCCTACTTGTTCACTTTGGTAAGGCTCTTGCTGAGGCTGCCTAACCTATTGATTTCTAAGGGTCTATAACTTGTTGATTTATAACATGTTTATTGATATGTGTAAAAATGCACCAAAAGCCCGTTGCCTAGACCCGCAGATTGTTGGATAATGTCCCTACCGTAAAAAGAGGTATGTTTGTTATGTCGAAGACTGGATTTTATGACGCTAACGCCAAGCGTCAGTTTGTTGATGACCTTACTGTTCGGTTTGGTCAGACTGTTACCCGCTCGCAGGTTCTTGAACTTGCAAGCGAAAAAGCATTCCCCATCCCCTATTGGTTCTTGAACGACAAGAGCCGAAATGTTGGTCGAGGTTCTTATTCGACCACTGCTTCTGTCACGAAGCCATCCAACCGAGAAAGGCTTGGTCCTGTTACCCTCGACCCATCAATGTTCGCCAACACCCAGGTTGAACCTGATGCTGCTGTCGCCATGATCGCCACAGTGACTCCGATCAACCGTAAGAGCAATGTTACTGCTCTAGTTGAGAATCTTATTCCTTCGAAGGACGATACCTACGTTGAGTTTGGTCCGTTCTCTAAGATTGCTAAGATTATCGATTCCAAAATCTTCTACCCTGTGTTCATTACTGGTTTGTCTGGTAATGGTAAGACTCTATCGATCGAGCAGGCTTGTGCCAAGCTGAAGCGTGAGTGCATCCGTGTTAACATTACGGAAGAGACTGATGAGGATGACCTCGTTGGTGGTAACACTCTTGTCGATGGGTCAATTGTCTATCGTGAAGGTCCTGTCCTAACTGCGATGCGTCGTGGCGCAATTCTAATCTTGGACGAGTGTGATCTTAACGCAACGAAGATTATGTGCTTGCAGTCAATCATGGAGGGTAAGCCCTACCATATCAAGAAGACTGGCGAGAAGGTCTTCCCTGCTGTCGGCTTCAATATCTTCGCCACTGCTAATACGAAGGGTAAGGGTAGCGACGATGGCCGCTTCATCGGCACGAAGGTTATGAACGAGGCGTTCCTTGAGCGCTTCCCGATTACGTTTGAGCAGGACTATCCGCCCGAGAAGACTGAACTCAAGATCTTGACTCGTAACATGCATAAGTTCAATTGCATGGACGAGAAGTTTGCCGAGAACCTCGTTAAGTGGGCTGGAGTAATCCGTAAGTCGTTTGCTGACGGCGCTACGAACGAAGTTATCTCGACTCGACGACTTGTCCACATCGTTAGTGCGTTTGCGATCTTCCGTAACCGTCTCGAGGCTGTTGAGCTTTGCTTGAACCGATTTGACCATGAGACTAAGACTTCGTTCTTAGACCTCTACACCAAGGTCGATGCCGACGTTGATCTTAACACTTTCAACGACCCTGTAACATCGGCTAACAGTAACGATGACGTTCCGTTCTAATAGGAGACAACAATGATTGCTGAATTTGTACCTACGTTTATGTTGATGGCTGGCTTCATGCTTGGTTATGTTAGTTGTATGCTCTGGCAGTTCTTCTTAGAGTGCCGTGAGGATTGGAGGAAGGACAATGAGTGAAGTTGTAGAGAAGTTGGATTGTCAGGACCAGGTCTTTGCGTTCCTTAATATGCTTCGAGACTCTGGTAAGGTCAATATGTTTGGTGCTGGTCCCTATGTCCAAGAGGCATTTGATTTCAATCGTCACCAAGCCAAGCAGTATGTTCTTGCCTGGATGAAGAGTTACAGCGATGTTCACTAAAGATAAGATCATGGACTTCCTCAAGGCAAATGTTGCTGAGGTCAGGTTCACCAAGTCGGATGGTACCGAGCGAATTATGAAGTGCACACTTCGTGAAGATCTTGTAGTACCGTATGTTAAAAAGACCGATAGAGTGAAGGAGGCAAATACCGACGTCGTACCAGTCTTCGATGTTGAAAAGAATGAGTGGCGCTCATTCAAGGTAGATGCTGTACAGTCTATCAGTCTTTGGGGCAGTCAGGAATGACTGCCCTTTTCTCTTTGGAGTAATAAGATGGAATACAAAGACTTAACTGACGAAGAGATGGATAAATATGAGTCGGCTCTTGTTGCCATTGTCGATAAAATCCGTATAATACATGCTCTAGGTCTTCAGAAGCAATTGCTTAATGACCTCAATAACGATGCCCCACAAGAATTAAACGTACTAATAGCACATGCAGTGAGGATGAACATTGGACGAGAACAACTACGTAACTTCTACTGGTAAGAATGGAATCACGGCTAAAGTTATTCAAGACTCAGTCTGTACAAGAACAGCAACTAGAATAACAACATTCGAATTAGAATACCCAAGATTCATTCATAGTGAGTTTATGACTCACCGCATGCTCTCTAGGAACGCTGCTTCCTCGAGAGCAATTCCTATTTCCAAATTAGTAAAGTTGGTAGAGCAAAGACCAGCTAGACCAATCCATTGGGGTAAGAATATTAAGGGCATGCAGGCAAATGAACAGCTTGATATGCCTGAGCTGTTACAGGCAACTCAGCTATGGGATGAGATTGCAAGGGCAACAAGCAACACTGCCAGAAAGTTTGATGCTCTCAATCTCCATAAGCAGGTCTCTAATAGAATCTTAGAGCCATACCAATTGATTAAGGTAGTCTGTACTGCTACTACCTATGATAACTTCTTCCATCTTCGTAAGCATCCAGATGCCCAGCCAGAGATTAAAGAATTGGCTACTGTGATGTGGGATGCATACAATAAGAGCAATCCAGTTGGCCTTGCCAAGGGTGAATGGCATGTACCCTATATCCTTCGTGAGGACACTGAACTAGGGCTTCAGTATTACATTTGGGAAGAACAAGACAACCTAGAGAAGCAGGTCGTAAAGACATACTTGACTGCTGAGCAAGCTATTATGATTTCAGCCTCTTGCTGTGCTCAAGTTTCTTATAGAATTCTAAACACCGATATTGCCAAAGCACGAGACATCTTCCAGCGTCTAGTTGAATCTAAGCCTGTCCATGCCTCGCCTTTGGAACACCAAGCAACTCCAATGAGCAACCTTACAAATAGCTGTAGCAGTTGTGATAGTTGGGAGAAAGGCGTTACCCATTCTGATAGGGGCGGCGTATTGTGGTCTGGTAACTTTAAGTACTGGATTCAGCATCGCCAACTGATTGAAGATCATGTCGTTTGGAACTATAGGGAGTAGATAATGCAACTTAATCATGTTATTGAAATGAGTTTGATTGAAGCTGAAAATGAAGGACTATGTAAACAAGAAGCAATTGAATATGCAGCAAGAGCTAATAGTGTAAGCACTGAATATGTTAGGACTGTATACGAAAACCTTGTAGACTTCCAGATCAAGATTGCTGACAGACTAGGTATTGGATTATGATTCAAGATGCTCCTAAATTAGACTATAGTGATGTTCTAATCGTCCCTAAGTTCTCTGATATCGATAGTAGATCCAAAGTTGTAATGGACTACAATCCTATCATTGCATCTAATATGGATGGTGTTGGAACATTCTCCATGGCGAGGGCCTTGTGCAGACATGGTGCTAGCACTGCTATCGTCAAACACTACACTCTCGATCAATGGATTCAATTCATCAACGAATGTTTGAATGAAGATGATACAGATCCAATTAAGTACTCCTATGTCTCTACTGGTATTAGCCACGATGATTTTAAACTAACATCCTCAATCATTAGAGAGATCAAACAACGAACTGGCCAGACGGCTAACATCTGCGTTGATGTTGCCAATGGTTATATGGAACAGTTCTATGACTTTGTTACTAAGCTGAGAGATGAAAATCCACATAGTATTATTATGGCTGGTAGTGTTGTTACACCTAGGGCAGTAACAAGGCTAGAGGCAGCTGGTGCTAACCTAATTAAGGTTGGTATTGGTTCTGGTGCTGTCTGTACTACTCGTATCAAGACAGGTATTGGCTATCCTCAATTTAGTGCTGTGGCTGAATGTGCGCTTGCCTGTAATAAGTCTGAGATTGTTGCCGATGGAGGTATTACAAACCCAGGTGATGTTTGTAAGGCAATTGGTGCTGGTGCCAAGTATGTCAAGCTAGGTTCAATGCTAGCAGGGCATGATGAAGGTGAGCAGCCTATTGTTAATAACAAGATTGTGTTCTATGGCATGAGTTCTAGAACAGCCCAGGTTAAGCATAAGGGCGAACTAGCTAGCTATAGATCTTCAGAAGGTAGAACAGTATCAATGCCCTACAAAGGTCCAGTAAAGAACACAATACTTGATGTTCTTGGTGGTATTAGATCATGCTGTGCCTATGTTGGAGCTTATAGAGTATCCCAACTCCACATGTATACAGAGTTCATTAGGGTCAATAACCAGTACAATAGGTCGATGGAACCATACACTGTATCACTCTAAACAAAGCCCCCGAAAGGGGGTTTTGCATATATAAAGTATCATAATTGGGAGAACTACATGGCTGGTGCCTCATCAGAAAGACAGGAAAATGGTCTAATCAAGGCCATCAATGATGCCGTTAGGGCCAATAAGAACAATGCTGTCACTGTTGTATTTGAGAATTTGGTATTATCAGGCGTGACAAAAGCTGAGAAGTTTGGTGGGCGCCAGGCTGGTGGTTCTGAGCCCTATACGGATGTGGTGCTACACCGTGGTACAAAAACATTAAACCTATCTTGCAAAGGCGAATCAGCCCCATCATTAGCTGGTGGTGGCTTAAAGGGATTGGAACTAGCTGTTCCAGGCATTGCCAAAAAGTTTATGATGAAGGCTTTCGAGCATTTGAAGACGAAAAAGAAATTAAGAATTGGCGATAAAGTACCTGATGTCTATGGTAAGATAAGTAAACAAGATAAGATTAAAATTGTTGTTGGTAACAAAGCAATGGGTGGCCCTATTGACTATATGTACATTGGGCCAATGGATGTTACAAAGAGTTATGACACATCTAAGAATAAATTAAAGATTTCTGGTTCAATGTATGAGGCAGAATCGTATGCTAACTCACATGATCTATATTTTAGATTGAGAGCAAGACGAGAAGACCAACGCTTCGATCCAACAGCAAAGGATAGTATGGGTACTCCAAAGATATATGGTAGGTCCCCATCCAAAGGAGATAGTGCTGGACGTATAGTAGTTACAGACAGTACACCAGCATCAGCAGTAACGGTAAACCTATGAGCTTTAAACAGTACCTAGTAGAAACAGTTGATGACGAAAGCAAGCTAATTCATTTAAAGCATAATGAAGAGCATGTCGTTGACTCTGGAACTGAAGGATTCAAGCATGCCTTCCATACACTTAATGATACACATAATGCTATTACGGGCGCCACCCACTCTTCTACTAAGAATGTTATTAAATATGATGGGTCACCCTCTCTAATCTTTGGTCACCATCCAGTAACTGGCAAGTTCTTTGTAGCATCTAAGTCTGCATTCAATAAAGAACCTAAGATTAATTACTCCCATGAAGATATTGAAAAGAACCATGGCCATGCGCCTGGCCTGGTTGAAAAGCTAAAGGCAGCCCACGATCATCTCAAAAGCATTACACCAAAGGGCAGAGTGTTCCAAGGTGACATCATGTATACGCATAATGATGTTACCCACCATGATGGTAAGTATCACTTTACTCCAAATACGCTCACCTACTCACAAAAAGCAGATTCCTCAGAAGGCAAGAAGATCAAGAAGGCCAGGATTGGTGTAGCTATCCATACTGAGTATAAAGGCCATGGTGATCTTAGTTCAATGCAAGCCCACTATGGGTTTGACCCACATGAAGAGGGCAGCGGGTTCAAACCTCATCCAGATGTTCATGTATTACCAGTCCATGTGGTTCACGCAGCCCAGGCTCCAAAAACAAGGTTCCAGCAGCACATGAAGAAGGCTGTAGAGGAGTTTGAAGGTGCAACAGAAGATACTCACAACGCTGTTACTAACCATAGAGTTAACCTAAAGACATTTATCAATAGCACAGTTAGAACTGGTGCTAAAAGATCAGCTACAGCCTATATGTCCTGGCTAAAGAATAAGCACCAGGCCGAGGTTGATAAACTAAAGACGCCAGCTGGTAAGGCAAAAAGACAGCAGGCAATGGACCAGGACCTAGCCCATGTTCAAAAGAATAAGGCTCATTTTCACCGTATTCTAAATATTCACGATCACCTCGAGAATGCAAAAAATGAATTAGTAGACCACCTATCTAGCTTGGACCATCATGGATATGAGCATTCTATCCACGGTAGGCCATCTGGACCAGAAGGGTTTGTATCAATTAGAAACAATAGGCCAACTAAGTTGGTTAGGAGATCGGGTGTTGGCAAAGGTGGCCGCGCCGCTTTCTCCCAAGCTAATTTTCTAAAGGCTCGCTAAATGGCACAGGATATATGAAGAACTTTAATCTTTATACCGAAGAGCTAAACTTCGAAGAAAGGGAAGGTAAAAACATTACTGTGGGTTCCTATGAGACAGAGAATTTTCCTCTCTGTCCAGGTGCTACAGAAGCATTTACAAACCTAATTAAAGAACCAGGGGTGGATATGGCAAAGGCAGAAGAAGCAGCTAAGCATGTCGACGAATCTCTTGCTATTGAAGCAAAGGCTCTAGAGAGAGGGTATTCTACAGAAAAGGATCTTGAAGATTATGATATGCACGCTACGGCTGCAGAAGAAGTATTAGAGGAACTTGGTGACCTTGAAAACCATGAATACTATCTTCGCGATGTTCATGAGCCAAAGCTAGTTGATATGCTAGATGTTGATAAAATTAATGATGAAGATCTTGAAGATGATGAAGATGACGATGAGGACTATGGGCATCTAGATGAGAACCTAGAAGTAGAGCCTTTCTGGGATGATGAAGAAGATTATTCAGGAATATTTGATAAAGAGTAAGTTCTTATAAATATTCCGTACAAGGTTAGGGTACGCCAACCCCTTGAGGAATATCAATGAAAAAGAGACTAAGTCTACAGGAATTTGTGGTTACGCGCCAGGCTGCAGCAGCTATGGCCAGCCAAGATGCAACAGCAGAAGTTGCCGATTCTGAAGTAAAGAAATCCAAAAAGAAAGACGATAAAAAGGCTGGTAAGGGTACCACGGATACTGGTATGCCTAAGAATGAGATCGAGCTGAATCCTCAGTTAGATGTCACTCAAAGTATGTACGAACAAAAGGACCGCCATGTAGTCTTTGCTTTTGGTAGAATGAACCCTCCAACTGTTGGCCACGAAAAGCTAGTTGATACTATCAAAGCGCACGCCGAGAAGGTTGGTGGCGAAGCGCATATCTACCTATCCAAGTCTCACGACAAAAAGAAGAATCCTCTAGACTACGAAACAAAGCATGCATTTGCCAAGAAGGCATTTGGCAATGTTGTAAAGCATACACCAGAAGGTTCATCAAATGTCTTTGGTATCCTAAAGCATTTACACCACCAAGGTTATACTCATGCAACACTAATTGCTGGTGATGATAGAGTAGAAGATTATAAAAGAATTGCCAATTCCTATAATGGTCCAGATAAGGATTTCAATTTCAAAAAGGTTGAAGTTAAGTCAGCTGGCGCAAGAGATCCAGATGCAGAAGGCGTAGAGGGAATGTCGGCCTCTAAGATGCGCTCTCTGGCATCAGCTGGCAAGCATAAGGAATTCAAAGAAGGCTTACCAAAGAACCTTCAGAAGCATCATAAAGAAGTATTGAATACTTTACGTGGTGCATTAAATGAAGAACTAACACCAGAAGAACTACAAGAAGTAGTTAGTGTTCAATCAAGAATTAAGAAAGCTGCCAGAGCAAGATCAATGAAGGGTCGTCTTGCAATGGGTAGAAAGAGAGCATTAAAGAGAAGAGCCTCAAGATCAACACTACAAAGAAGAGCCCAAAGAACTGCTCGCAAGTTTATGAGAGCAAGAATGTTGAGGGGTCAGAAGTATGCCAATCTATCTTACTCAGCAAGAGCAGCCCTAGATAGAAGACTAAAGATTAAGTCAAAGTCTGTCAATAGATTAGCTCAAAAGCTTCTACCAAGAATCTCATCAGCAGAACAAAGAAGAAAGCCAGGCCAAGCGTTCAAGTCCCAAGCGCAGCGGGCGTGGTTCCTAGCCAACAAGCCGGACCTGTACAAGGAGTGGGAGGCGTCGACGCCC